CTTGACTTTTTTTCAAAAAAATGATAAAATATAATTACAGAAAGGAAGGCGAAAACCATGATGCACGTATATGAAATCCGAAAGCTAGAAAAAAACGGAAAAGTGACCACAATCCGAATGGTCACAGCAGAACCAAAAGCAGCAAAGAAAGCGTTCAAAGAATACGCAGAAACAAATCCGGGAATCTACTCTTTATACCAAGTCCGCAAAGTAGGAGCATGCTTTACAGAAAAGGAGGATTGACAAAGATGCTTAAAAGCTATATCATGGACACAGACGGAAATGTAAAACTGGCAAGACACTTCAGAGTAAGAGAATTTGCTTGCCGGGACGGTAGCCAAGTAGTATTCATAGACGACTACTTGTATTCCGTTCTGGACATCCTCCGACATAAACTAGGAAAGCCGGTGATAATCAACAGCGGATACAGAACGCCAGAATGGAACGCAAAATGTGGTGGAGCAAAATACAGCTATCACATGCGCGGTATGGCAGCAGATATCCGGGTAAATGGAATGAGCCCAAAAGAGCTTGCCAACAAGCTGGATGAAATCGTCCCGGATGGATGCGGCATTATCGTATACAACACTTGGGTGCATTTTGATGTACGAAGTGGAAAAAAATACAGAAAGGGGATGTAAAAATGGCACTTACCAGCATCAACTAATAATCGAATGACGCCATAAACTGGAAAGGAAAATCAGCAATGAAATCATGGAATGTGCGCGACCAGACCAAAAAAGCAAATTATGGACAAAACAGAAAAAACACATAAAGGAGTAAAATAATGGCACACAGAAGCGGAGCGGGTCGAGGCGACCAGAAACGTTTTACCCAGACTGCAAAGCGGGTAAAAAACATCAACGTTCGACCGAAGGTATCGCGAGGCGGAATCAGATTATAAACCATACAAACAAAGAAAGGAGGCGTAAAATGGCATTAATCAAGGTCAAGGACGTTAAAGAAGCAATTGCGCTGATGATGAACATCCTTGAAAAGCTCGACGAAATCTACCACGCACTGAAGGATGAAAACAAAGACAAAGAGTAAAGAGGAAAAAACATGAAACTGAAATTCTACTCATTCCACGATGCATTGACCAACGGCTACTCACAGCCATTTCTGCAGAACAACAGGGCACAGGCAGTGCGAACGGCACGCTGGAAAGCCAACGAAAGCAAGCCGAGTGAAATCGAAGATATTTCGCTCGTAGAACTGGGCGAATTCGACACCGAAACGGGCTACATGAGCGAAGCAATGCCCGAACACATCGCACGGCTCATCGACCTGAAGGAGACGGCCAATGCTAAATCCTGATACACTGGTAAGGTACTACGGACTGCCGACCGAGAGAGTGACAAACAATCCGGGCAGCAAGACCGCGCCAACGTGGAAAGCAGTAAAACGACCGAACGGCACTACCGACTACATCCGGCAGCCGGACGAAAACACATACGAAAAAATCCAGCGAGCCGGCGAGGGCTACGACCTTGCAAGCGCAATCGCACGGCTGGAAGCGGGAGACACCAGCATCAAGGCAAAAAGCATGGTATATACCGAGGGCACCGACCTTGAAAATCTGCCCAAAGACATCGTAACGATGCACGAAAAGGCCGAAGCTGCAGCCAAAACGCTGGAACAGATGAAACAGGTGCAACAGACCGAACAGCCGAAAGAGGAAGAAAAAAAAGAGGAGGTGAAGGAAAACGAACCGAAACAGTGAAGACCATTTCGCGCAAGTGCCGCGAATGGAACGACCACGAAGCAAATTTGACCGGAGTCATCAGCTCTTGACGACCATCAACGAAGGCGATCTAGTGCCCATCTACTGCGATGAAGTGCTGCCGGGCGATACCGCAAAAGTACACCTGAATGGACTCATTCGCATGAGCACACCCGTCTATCCTATCATGGATAACTGCTACATGGACACCTATTTCTTCTTTGTTCCATGCCGTCTGCTGTGGGAACACTGGGAGAACATGTTCGGCGAGAACGATAAAAACTACTGGGCAGAAGAGACCGAGTACAGCACACCAACGTGCACAATCGGAGGCAAGAGCGGCCTGAATAATGGCAGCATCGGAGACTACTTCGGACTGCCAACCGGAATCACAAACGAAATCAAAGTAAACGCACTTCCGGCACGCGCATACGCCATGATTTACAACGAGTGGTTCCGTGACGAAAACGTAGAAGCACCAATAATGCTGGGATACAAAAAAACAGACGCTGGATTCGTAGTCAATGACCCGGGAAATATAACGGCTTACGCAAACGACCCAAGCCAGACAACCGGCGAAAACGAAGCAGCTTTATACAGCATGAAACCAGCCAAAGCGGGAAAATTCCACGACTACTTCACCAGCTGTTTGCCGAGTCCGTTGAAATCTGAGCCTGTGGAAATCAGCATGACAGGCAATGCACCTATCAGAGGATATAAGGACTTAAAATACGAAAACATAATCCAAGGAAATATCTCGCCCTTAATAAGCGGAAAAGTAATGGCCGATGGAGAAGTAAGCCTAACACCATCTTACGCATTAATTAGAAATGAACAAGGAGGAACAGGGTTCCTAGGCGCAGACCTGAGCGCAGTAAACGCAATCAACATCCAAGATTTACGCATGGCAATTGCCTTGCAGCACATCTTCGAGGCAGATGCACGCAACGGCACGCGCTATCGCGAGTTCCTTTCTGGTACATGGGGCGTAACGTCACCGGACAGCCGTCTGCAGATTCCTGAGTACATCGGCGGACAGCGCATCGCAATCAATGTCAATCAAGTTGTTCAGACAAGTCAGACGGACACGACAACCGGGCAAGCACTGGGCAATACAGCAGCATACAGCCTGACCACGTGCAGCAAACAGATGGTAGACTATGCAGCAACTGAATATGGCTTTATCATCGGTCTGGCAGTGGTACGAGTAGAGCACAGTTACCAGCAGGGACTTGCAACCAAGTGGACACGTGGCGGACGGTTCACCTACTACGACCCGAGACTGGCAGCACTAGGCGAACAGCCGGTGTATAACCGCGAAATCTATGCACAGGGCACGCCAGAAGATAACCAAATCTTTGGGTATCAGGAATGCTGGGCGGACTACCGCTACAAGCCTTCCTACGTAACCGGAGAAATGCGGTCTAACTACAAAACGTCACTGGATGCATGGCACTATGCGGACGATTATGACAAACTGCCACGTCTCTCTGCAGAGTGGATTCAAGAGGGAACACAGAACATTGACCGAACGATTGCAGTAACAAGCGAAAAAAGTCATCAGTTCTTGTGCGACTTCTACTTCACGGAAAACTGGTTCAGGGAGATGCCTATTTACAGCATTCCCGGCATCGAAAGAATTTAAGAAAGGAGGAAGCCCCGCAAAAGCGGGGCTATTTTTGAATGGAAACATTATTAAGCTTTATGCCATACATCATGCAAGGACTGAACATGCTAACAGGCATCATAACAAACAGTAACCAAAGCGGAGCCAAAAACAGCCAAGCATCAGGCAACGAGACCACAACCGGCAGCGAGACCACAACCGGCAGTGTAACAGGACCACAGCAAATCGGAACGGCGCAAATCGGCACGCCAACAGGTATTACCACATTCGGCAACCAGAGCAGCGTAAACACCGCAAACGCACTGCAAATGATGAGCGGACTGCTGAGCAACCTCGCGAATGCTGGAAGCCAAGCAAGCGCCAAGAAATACAACAGCGCAGAGGCAGCAGCAGAACGAGCATTTCAAAAGGAAATGCGCGGGACAGCCTATCAGGACACTGTAAAAGATATGATCGCAGCGGGCATCAATCCTATCCTAGCAGCGACCAACGGAGCAACAAGCGCGCCATCGGGAGCATCTGCAAGCATTGGAAGTCAACGCTATAACCAGCAGAGCGCACAGGCCGCAAGCGTATCCGCAATGTACGAATACGGCAACAACACAGCAGAGCTGGCAGACAAATACTTACAGCTAGCAAAACAAGCCACCAGCGCAAAACAATTTAAGAATGCGAAAAGCTGGGAACAGGCAGCAAGCGAGCTAGCAACCTCAAGCGCAAAACAGGCGCAACGGTACACCTATGCAGCTAGCAAATTAGGTACAGGCCTTGCAGGAGCTGGTAAAGCAGCCAAAAAAGCAGCAGAAAAGGCTGGCAAAGCAGCAAAAG